TCATAATTATTTAACTAGTATAAGGATAAATTGTAGAAGTATTGAGAAAATAAGAGTAGCTGACTTATTAGAAATTTTTATATAATAAAAAAAAGACTAGTAAACTAGTCTTTTTTTATTATAATTCGAAATTAAATTGAATTAAATATATTATTTTATAATTATATTCATTGTAGATAATATACATTTTAGTTTTTTATTTTATATCTATTAATTCAATTATTCTAAAGGTAGGAGAAAATGATACATTGTAGTTATCTATTTGAGCAGATATACCATATTTATTTTTATAACATTCGAGGGCTTCATCTAAAAAAGGGATAGTAATATCTAAAAACTCAGCTATTTCTTCTTTAGATCTGCAACGGTTTTTCCATGCATCAATAAGTCCATTCAATCCAATTAATTTGTCATAAGAAACTAATCTAGCTTTATATTCTTGTTTACAATTTGATATATCGTCTAAATCTAATATATTTCCATAGCTTGTATAGTGATGAGCTAGTTCTTCAGCTAATACACAAGCTTTTTCTTTATTTGAAGTTAATCTATTTTTATTAATAGCAATTTTCCCATCATAATATAACCCATCAGAATTAGATTTAAGAGCAACCTCTTTTAAAATTATATTATTCTCATATGCCTCTTGTTGTAATTCCTCATATATATTCACATAATTCACCTAGCTTTTACCAATTATCCATATCTTCTATGTCTTGCATAATTTTATCCATTTCACCATGCTCAGTTAAATGGTCATTGTGAGCAGCGATTGTTTTTATGTCAGAGGCTGGCTGTTCTTTTATGTAAGATGGAATAAGAGTTAACTCAGAAACTCTTTTAATTGCTTCATCTTTCCCAGTTTCATTAAGATTATTAAAACTATTTAGTAATTTACGTTCTTTAATAGATATAGTATCTTCAGTTTTATTAAACTCTTTTTTTTCATCTATTTCTTCCCAACCCATAAGAACAGAAGGAGATATATTTAAAGCTTTAGATAAAGAAACTATATTATCTCTTCGCATATTTTCTATCATTCCAGTCTCCCATTTTCTTACAGTACTTTTACCAACGCCTATTAATTTACCTAATTCTTCATAGGTTAATCCAAGCTCTTGCCTTCTTAATTTTATTAAGTCTTTAATTTCCAAGAACTTCACATCCTTTCAAGAATAAATTATATAGAAAAAGTGTCTTTTATGCAACAAAAATGAAAAATACTTAAAAAAAGTGTCTTTTAAGTGTTGACAGTATAAAAAAATGGATATATACTTAAAGTGTCTTAAAAGACACGGAGGTGAAACAATGAATATAAATCTTTTAAAATCTAAAATAGTATTGAAAGGTAAAAAAATACCTACAATAGCAAATGATTTAGGGATTAGTAGGACTTCATTATATAGAAAACTAAATGGCAAGAGTGAATTTACGAGAAGTGAAATAGCTAGATTGATATGTATATTAGATTTAAAAAAAGAAAATGCTATAGAAATTTTTTTTAATGATTTAGTGTCTTAAAAGACACTAAATAAGGAGGAATAGTATGAATGGAATAATAAAAATGACAAATGAAGAAATAGTAACAATGACAAGCTTAGAGGTTGTGGAATTAATAAACAACTTTAGAGAAGAAGAAGGAAGTGAAGTTATATTACAACATAAAACTTTTATGGCCAGTATAAGGAATGAGATTAAAAAACTAAAAAATGCTGGTGTTGAAGTAGAGCAGAATTTTAAGCCCTACTCATATATAGCAGAAAATGGGAAAACAAATCCATGTTACAAAATGAATAAAGCAGGAATAATGCAGATGTTAAATAAAGAGAGTGCATTAGTTAGATATAAAACACAACAATATATAGAAGCATTAGAAAATAAATTAAAAGAACCAGCTAAGATATTAAGTCCTATGGAGTTATTAAAACTACAGTATGAAGCACTTGAAGAGCAAGGACAGAAAATCGAGGAAGTAAAAGAAGATTTAAAAGATTTTAAAGCTGATATACCACTTTTTACAGTTGAGTGTGAAGAAATATCAAAAGCAGTTAAGAGAGTAGGAACTAGGGTGCTTGGTGGACATGGAAGTAAAGCATATAACAATAAGTCAATAAGAGCAAAAGTATATAGTGATATACATAGACAATTAAAAAGAGAGTTTGATGTTAACAGTTATAAGGCAATAAAGAGAAAATACTTAAGTGAAGCCATTGATATAGTTGAAAGATATAACTTAACAATATCACTAAATGAACAAATAAGTATGATGAATAGCCAAGTGGAGTTTGCTTAGAATGGAATATTGTGGATGATAGGATCTATATCAAAAATTGAAGTTAAAGAACTAATAGAAGAATAGGACAATTTTAGAAATTCATATGATTTATATATAGGGAGGTTGAAATTATGGCTACTAAAAGAAGAGAAACAGAATATGGAACTATTGCAGAAACAGAGCATGGAATTATTGAAATAATCTCTCCAGAAGTAAGACTTGGGAGAAAACAAACAGAAGAAGAAATTCAAGCTATACTTGATAGAATTGCAAGAGTTAACTATAAAATAGCTAAAAGATTATACAAAGAAGGCAAGCTAGAGATTAAGAAATAATATTATGCTCAAAGGGCTTAAGCTCTTGAGTTTAAATAAATTAGGACAAGCATAGGAGGAAATGAGTATGTTTAAATTTTTAAATAACTTAATACCGGTATCAAGAAAGAGATATAACCGATATCAAGAGGGCCTTTTAATTGATATAAAAAGACTAGAAGATAAAAAATTTAAATTAGAAAATACAATTAAAGAAAATAACAGTGTAATTAGGGCATTAGATGATTTATTAAATTATAAAGATGCAGAGATAGAGATACTTAAAAGAAAAGTTACATGGTCAAGTGAAATGCTTGAAAAAAGAGATATAGAGAATAAGCAAGTTGTATAAAAAAATTAAGAACTCATAAGCGACCAAACTTAAAATGAGTTCTTAAATCCAAACAAAAACTAATAGGAGGATAACATATTATGAGCGAAATTGCAATACTATCTCAAGATGAAAAGTTCAGAAAATATTTAGATGCAAAGGTTATAGCAGATACAAAAAATATGTCAAAAGAAGAATGGCTAAAAAGTAGACAAGCAGGAATAGGTGGGAGTGATGCATCTGCAATAGCAGGATTAAATCCTTGGAAAAGTTCAATCCAACTTTATATGGATAAGAAAGAAGAGAATCCACAAGAGATTAAATCATTACGAATGGAGTTAGGTAACAGGTTAGAAGGATTAGTTGCTGAATTATTTACAGAAGAAACTGGACTAAAAGTAAGGAACGTAAACGGAATACTTAAAAATGAAAAATATCCATTTGCACTAGCTAACATAGATAGAGCTATAGTAGGAGAAAAAGCATTCTTGGAATGTAAGACAACTAATTCATTTGCACTTAAAGAATGGAAAGATGGAGTACCCCCACATTATGAAATACAATGCCTACACTATATGGCCATAACAGGAGCAACACATTGCTATATAGCAGCTTTAATAGGAAATAGTGATTTTATATGGCACAAGATAGAAAGAGATCAAGAAACAATAGATTATCTTATGCAAATAGAAAAAGAGTTTTGGGAAGAGAACATATTAAAAGACATATTTCCTTTACCAGATGGATCAGATGCTTATTCAGAATATTTAAAAGAGAAGTATAAAAAATCAAATGGACAAGAAATAGAACTGCATTTATTAAAAGATGGTCCTCAGAAGCTTTTAAGATATGACGAGATAGTCACAGATATAAAAGCCTTAGAAACTGAAAAGAAACTGATAGAACAGGAAATACAACTTCATATGGAAGATTTTGAAGTTGCAAAAATAGGTGATAGAAAAATAACTTGGAAAACTTCAAGTAGAAATTCAATAGATAGTAAAAAGCTTAAATCTGAAATGCCAGATATAGCAGCACAATATACAAAAACAAGTACTTCAAGAACTTTTAGAATAGGAAAATAAATTAGAAAAGGATGGTAGATGAAATGAGTGATTTAAAAAATAAATTAGCAAATAAAGCTACAGGATCAACAACAGTAAAGAAGGTTAGTCCAAATAAAGCAATGGAACAGTTAATGACACAAATGGCAGGCCAAATAAAGAAAGCTTTACCAGAACATATGTCAAGTGAGAGATTCCAAAGGGTAGCATTAACTGCTTTTGGGAGTAATCCTAAATTCTTAAATTGTGAGCCTATGAGTTTCTTAGCTGCAATGATGGATTCAGCACAATTAGGACTAGAGCCAAATACACCCTTAGGACAAGCTTACCTAATACCATATGGAAATAAGGTTCAATTCCAAGTTGGATACAAAGGATTATTAGAATTAGCATTAAGAAGTGGAAAGATAAAAACTTTATATGCACATGAAGTAAGAGAAAATGACAAGTTTGAGGTTAAGTATGGACTACATCAAGACTTAATACATGAACCAGTACTAAAAGGTGATAGGGGCGAAGTCATAGGATACTATGCAGTTTACCATTTAGACACTGGAGGCCATAGCTTTATATTCATGACAAAGGATGAAATATTAACTCATGCTAAGAACAAGAGTAAAACATTTAATAATGGCCCTTGGCAAACTGACTTTGATGCAATGGCAAAGAAAACAGTTATAAAACAACTTTTAAAATATGCTCCATTAAGTATAGAAATGCAAAGAGCAGTTAGTTCAGATGAAACAGTCAAGACAAAAATAGATGAAGATATGAGTTTAGTATTTGATGAAACGGAGTCTATAGAAGCTAATTTTGAGATAAAGGAAGATGAAGAAGGAGAAACATCTATAGAAACAAACTAATAATACCAAAGAGGTAGGAGAATTAATATCTACTCTTACCTCAAGTATCATAACATAAGAAGGTGAGAGAATTGAGTGATAATAAAAAATATTATTATTTAAAGTTAGTAGATAATTTTTATGAACGAGATGAGATGATAATTTTAGAAAGTATGCCAGATGGATATATGTACTCGAATATACTTTTAAAACTATATCTTAGAAGTTTAAAGAATGAAGGTAAACTCATGGTAAATGATAGGATACCATATAACTCAACTATGTTAGCTAATGTTACAAGGTTTCCTGTAGCAGTTATAGAGAAAGCCATAGGATTATTTAGAGACCTTGGATTAATAGAAGTTTTGGATAATGGAGCTATTTATATGCTAGATATACAAAACTATATAGGTACATCTTCTACAGAGGCAGATAGAAAAAGAGCTTATAGAAAAAAGATTGAAGCAGAAAAGAAAGCTTTAGGACAAATGTCTGGACAATCATTAGGACATTTGTCTAGAAAATGTCCCGACAAAACTCCACCAGAGATAGAGATAGAGATAGAGACAAAGACAGAGTTAGAGACAGAGTTAGAGAAAGACATAGAGATAGAACAACATATAGAGAAAGCTGATGATGTTGTTTCTATATTTTTCCCTCAACTAGATAATAAAAATATTAAAGCTATTGTTGATACATTCAATAAAACAAAAAGAAATATATATTACTTGATTGAAAAACTATTAATAACTTATGACTCAGATAATATTTCGAATAAAACTGGATACATAATTAAAGCTCTTGAAGAAAACTATCCAATTAGATTTGAAAGTACATTAGATAAACTAATCTTAGTATGGGAAGATGAGCTATTTATACAACAAGATGATTTAACTATAAAAAAGAGGCTAGATTATTATAAATACAAATATAAGCAAGAAAAGATAAATCGAGGTGAGTAGAGTGAAATACTCCAATATGTGTGATTTTGATTTTACTGATAATTATATGGCATTACTAGCTTGTATAGTAACAGGATTATCAGTAGATGAGTGTGTTAGAAAGATTGCATTACAAAATAGAAGAGATCAAAAGAAAAAATCTAATAAAAAAAGAGCTGGAAATAAAAATGGATGTAAAGAAACTTATGTATTTGATATAGAAACAGGTGAACTACATAAGTTTCAAAGTGGGAAAGAAGCAGCACAAAACTTTGGACTTAATCCTGCTGGAGTTGGATTTTATATACAACATAAATATAAATATAAACATAGATATATTTTTACACGAAACAAAGATTTTAAATTTAAGGGGAAATAGAAATGACTAAAATTATAAATTTAAACTATGTGAAAAAAGAGCAAGAAAAGTTTTTAGACTACTTGAGAAATGTTGAAGGAATAAAGTATCAAGAAAGCAAATTTGAAGTTCCTATGTGGCTTACATTAGCTTTATTAAGTGAACTAGTAGAAGTATTAAATGAAACTAAGATACATAAGTGGTGGGATAGATCACCTGCAAATCCAGATAGAATAAAAGAAGAATTAGCAGATTTGTTAAGTCATTTAGGTAATTTAGCAAATGAATTAGATGTAGATTTAATTGCATCAGTTGAAGAAACACAAACAACAAGTTTAGAGAACCAGTTTATTTATATAGCTTATAAAATAACTACATTACCATGGAGAAAGATGTTTGGTAAGCATAAGCTAGACACTTTGATAACTAAATATGTAGAGCTTGTATATTCACTAGGATTTGATATGGAAGAAATAAGAGAGGCTTATTTTAATAAGATGAAAGAGAACTATCTAAATACTAAATTTATGGAGAGTTGATGATATGAAAAAAGAAGCTAGTATACCAAGTGTAAAAGAAACATTCTTTAAACCAAATGACTATAAAACATATCCAAATTATATGGCATTGGCACAGTGTATATGTGGATTAGAGATCAATGGAAAAGTAAAGTTTCCAGAAAGTGCAGATAAAATAATGAGTGCTTGGGGAATTAAAGGTGGTAATAAGGAGGAATAGTTATAAATTTTAATAGGATTAAATCTAATTCAGTTGAAGAAGAAAAATAAAATCTAAAGTTTATGAGGTGGAGATATTAAATTAAGAGAAAAGATGCCCAATTGGAGCACCTTTAATTTAGTAGATTATTTAATTAGGTAGTTTCAATAAATAAAACTATTAAGATGGATAGATATAAATATTTCCACCACCAAGTATTACTATTCTATACTCAGGACTAATTTTAACTAAATTAAACTTTTCAGAATCAGGAGAAAATCTAATAGACTGAACTAAAACTTGATTCTCGTCAAATACTTGAAGATAAGCTCCTTCAGTTTTTGAAACATTTTGAACTATATATTTGTTATCCTCAGAAAAGTTTAAATCAGCAACCTTATAGACACCTTCTTTAAATAGGTTAACTGCATAAACACTACTAGATAGGCTTAATAAAAAGCATGAAGATAATAAAAGTACAATTATTTTCTTTTTCACATTAAAACCACCTTTCTAGAATAGTTTGACTCTTAAAAAAATAAATATTCGTTAACCTAAAGAGAAATAATTGACTGAATGAAAAAGTAAATTTTACATTTTATATAGAAAAAAAGACTAGAAATTAATCTAGCATTTAATGATAAATGCGTTTGTAGACGATGATCATACACAGAAGATAATTCTATTATATGAAGTTATAAAGCAGTTATTCAAAAAAAAATAAAAGATTTAGGAGGTTGATATGGAAGTTAATTTTACAATAGATGGGAAACCACAGGGCAAAGGAAGACCAAGATTAAGCTATGGAAGGGTAAAAACACCAGAACAAACTGTTATGTATGAAAATTATATAAAGTTATTGTATAGAGCACAGGTTAAAACATATTTTGAAGGTCCTATAAAGATAGCTATAAATTGTTTTTATCCAATAGCTAAGAGCGATAGCAAAAAGAAAAAGCAGGCTAAGTTAAATGGAGAAATTAGACCTCACAATATAAAGCCTGATGCAGACAATGTTATAAAGGTAATATGTGATGCTTTAAATGAAGTTGCTTACAAGGATGATACTCAAATAGTTGAATTAATAGCTTCTAAGTATTTTTCAGATAAGCCTAGGGTAGAGGTCATAATACAAGAAATTTAAAGATTACTTAAACTTAAGCAAAATTTAAGGAAATGTATGTATAATGATTACTTATACAATTTTAAGCATTAGAAATATGTGGAGGGTGATAGTATGAATGGCAAAACAAATAAAGGAATTATAAGAAATATAGACTCATTAGGAAGAGTTGTAATACCAAAAGAATTTAGAAAAATGTTAAATATAAAGGAAAATGAGCCTGTTGAAATAGTATGTGAAAATGGAGCTATTACAGTAAAAAAACATAATGATTCATGTATTTTATGTGGATCCAAAGAAGATTTAAAAAATGTAAAAAATATCTTGATATGTGAAAAATGTCTAGAGGAAATGAAAGATATTATAAGTTAAAAGGAAATAGGAAGTGACTGCTTATGGAAAAAAAAGAACTATTTAAAAAGGTAGAAGGAAGATTACATAATTATAAGTTTTTAGAAGCTCAAATAAGTAATATAGAATTAGATATAAAGAAAGAGAAACTGGAATATAGAGGTTGTGGAGCCATAAGTTATGATGAAAGAACAGGTGTAACCTATAATATTTCTAGGAGTGTTGAAAAAGAGGTTATAGCTAAAGAAAAGAAAATAGCTAAGTTGATGCAAAGTAAACTAGAAAAAGAAATAGAGAAAGAGAAGATAGAAAACTCATTAAGTTGCTTAGACCACAATGAAACTAATTTTTTCAAATTATTCTATAACAGTAAAAGTAAAAATAATATGAAGTATATAAGTATAAAATTACATATGGATCGCAGTCATTGCTATAAAATTAGAGAGAGGTTAGTTTATAAAGTTATGGGGATGTTATATCCGAATTATGAAGAATTACCATTATTCAATGAATATGATATGAAACCCAACACTTTGACTACATTTTAACTACAAAGTGAAGATTTTTTACAAATAAAAAGGTGGTAATATAGTAGTATAGGAAATTGAAAATGCTATAATTTTTTATTCCCCAATACCCCTTTTTATATAATTGCTAGGGTATAATAATTATCCTAGCAACGTGAGAATATAGTTTAATGGTAAAATATCTAATTTAGATGATAGAAGGTTCGATTCCTTTAATTCTCACCAATATAACTTTACGGCTCTTAAGAGCACTCTGTAGCGGTATGGAGTATAAACTATATTTATTAGTTAGTAACAACAACTTATCCATTAAAAAAAGTCAGGACTTTCTCCCTGGCTTTTTTATTTTGTATAAAAGGGATTATATGAAAAATGGAAAGATTCTAATGAGACAATTAAGATGATCTATGAGTTAATGAATATTGATAGGGAAATGAGTAAGAAACTTAATTTTGATAAATTTGACAAAAAAAGAAGGAAAACCTCGAATTAAGTAGAATTATATACTTGAAAGAGGTGGCGATATGAATAAGGAAAAGCTAAGATATGCAATGCTAAAAGAAATTGACAAAGGTAATGTTCCTTTGAGTGAGCAAGATTTTAATGTAGAAGAAGATATTTTTGATGAAGCTGCATGGTTTTTACAAAGAGAAGGTTATTTAATAGGTGTTGGAAAAGGTGACGATAGAGCTTGGATTGAAATTGATACTAAGCTTACAGAAAAAGGAGAAAGATATTTAAAGGAAAATAGCACACTTGCTAAAGGTTATAAAGGATTAAAAGAATTTAAAAGTTGGATAAAATAAATATTAAAATAAAAAGAACTCTCTCTACGGGTTCTTTTTTATTTTACAAAACAAACAAAACAAGCGAGGTGGTGGTATGGATGAAGTAAAAGTCGAAATAAAAAAAGCCTATTTCAAAGGACTTAAACAAAAGGAAATATGCGATAAATACGACATTAGTATAAACACACTAAAGTCATGGATAAAACGTTATAAATGGGCAGAAGAGAAACGAAACAAGGGTGCACCTAAAAATAAAAGGGGTGCACCCTTTAATAATAAAAATTCAGTTGGACATGGAGCTCCCAAAGAAAATAAAAATGCTGAAAAGTTTGGCTTTTTCTCTAAGTATATGCCAGAAGAAACACTGGATTTAATGAAAGAAATATCAGAGAAAAATCAATTAGACATACTTTGGGAGCAAATAACAATTCAATATGCAGCAATAATAAGAGCTCAACGTATTATGTATGTTGACAAAAAGGGTGAAATGATAAAGGAACTTAAGAAGGAAGAAACTAGCGAATATGGTCAAAAGATAGAATATGAGTTCCAATTTGCTTGGGATAGGCAAGCAACATTTTTAAATGCTCAAAGTAGAGCTATGGGAGAATTAAGGAGTTTAATTAAACAATATGAGTCTATGGTTAATGCCAATTGGAATTTAATTACAGAAGAACAAAAAGCTAGGCTAGATCTTATAAAAGCTCAAACAAATAAACTTACTGGTGATAATCAAGAAATAGAAGATACTAGTGATATAGAGAGTGAAATATATGGTAATTAAGAAAAAGAAAACTATTAATTTTAATTTCTCAGAAAAGCATAAAGATTATATAAGAGCTTGTGCGAATAATACATATAATTTTGCAGAAGGAGCAGTAAGAGCTGGTAAGACTGTAGATAATGTATTTGCCTTTGCACATGAATTAAAGAATACAAAAGATAGGATACATTTAGCAAGTGGTTCAACAAGTGCTAATGCTAAGTTAAATATAGGGGATGCTAATGGATTTGGATTAGAGTATATATTTAGAGGGCAAAGTCATTGGGGAAAGTTTAAAGGTAATGAATGTCTTTATATTAAAGGTCCAGCAACAAATAATAAACAAAGAATAGTTATATTTGCTGGTGGGGCAAAGGCTGATAGTTATAAAAAGATAAGAGGTAACTCTTATGGAATGTGGATAGCAACTGAAATAAATTTACATCATGATAATACTATTAAAGAAGTATTCAACAGAACTATAGCTGCTAAGAAAAGAAAGATATTTTGGGACCTTAACCCTGATAATCCAAATGCACCTATATATAAAGAGTATATAGATAACTATAAGAAAAAGTATGAAGAAGGAACTTTAAAAGGTGGATATAATTATCAACATTTTACTATAGATGATAATATTAATATCCCAGATGAAAGAAAAGAAGAGATTAAAAGTCAGTATGATAAAACATCTATATGGTATCAAAGAGATATATTAGGCAAAAGATGTATTGCAGAAGGTCTTATATATAGACAGTTTGCTAATGATACAAAGAAATATATTATCTCTAATAGAGAAATTGCCAATTTAATTAAGATTACAATAGCTGTAGACTTTGGAGGGAATAAGTCAGGGCATGCATTTGTAGCGACTGGTATTACGGCTGGATATAAAGAATTAATAACATTAGCAAGTGAACGACATTTTGGTGATGATATAGATCCTGAAAAACTAGGTGAACTTTTTATTAACTTTGTAAAGAAAATAAATCATAAATATGGTTTTGCAGAAGTTGCTTACTGTGATAGCGCAGAGCAAGTACTAATAAGAGGTTTAAGGAATGTAGCTATAAAAGAAGGATTAAATATAAGAGTTGCTGATGCATGGAAAACTAGTGTTAATGACAGGATAAATGCTACTTCAAAGTTAATAGCTCAAGGTAGGTTTAAGTATACTGAAGATTGTGAAACGCTTAAAGATGCTTTATGTTCAGCTATATGGAATCCAAAGGAACTTAAAAATGAAAGGCTAGACGATGGTACATCTGATATAGATACTCTAGATGCTTTTGAATATAGTTTTGAAAGAGATATAAGACGTCTATTAGATGTATTTATACAAAGGTAAAATTTAACTATCCACTAAATATGTATTTTAGGTATAGTTGGAATGTATATTTAAGTAAAATGTTTAAATTTCAACGTTTATTAGTGATTTTATTAAAGGACTAAATTTATTAATTTTAAGTTAAATATAAAAATTAAATAAATAAAGTTAGAGAAAATAAATACAAATAAATTGAAATATATATTTTACTTAAATAAACAAATTAAAATATAACTTATTTAATATAAAACTTTAATTTATTATTTTACTAATAAAAATTAAAAAGAGGTATTTATTTATGTTCTCAAGATTAAAAAAAGTGATTAAGGGGGTGGTTTATAACATGTTAAATAGAATTGATATTGCTAAAGAATTAAATATAGAAATTGCAATGAATGATAATATGGCCAATGCGATTAACTTATGGAGCAATATGTATAATAATAGTCCCCCTTGGATTAATGATGAAGTAGTTCCATTAGGTATTCCTGGAGCTATAGCTAATGAGTTAGCAAGACTGGCTACTATAGAATTTAAAAGTGAAATAAATAATAATGAGGGTTTAAATGAAATCTATCAAGAGCTAATAGATGTATTAAGAATTAATACAGAATATGCATGCGCTAAAGGTGGATTAATATTTAAGCCCTATTTTAATGGAAAAAATATAGAGATAGATCTTATTCACCAAGATAACTTTTTACCTATTTCATATAATGCTATAGGAGAAATTACAGCAGCAGTTTTTTTAGAGTATAAAATTATTGGTGATAAAAAGTATACTAGATTAGAGTATCATGACTTTAAAGAAGGCAATTACACTATAAAGAACATAGCATATGTAAAAAGTAACCTTGTAAAAGATAATAGTCTGGGAAAAAGAACTATATTAGCAAGTGTTCCAGAATGGAGTCAATTACAAGAAGAGATAACAATAAATAATATCACAAGACCTTTATTTAGTTATTTTAAGATACCACAGGCTAATGCTATAGATGTTAATAGTCCTTTAGGTGTATCATGTTATGCTAAAGCCAGTGATTTAATAAAGGAAGCAGATAAACAATATTCTCGTATATTATGGGAATATGAAGCAACAGAAATAGCTATAAATGCATCTGAAAGCCTATTTGTAAGAAAAGAAGATGGTACATATGAACTTCCAAAAGGTAAAGAAAGATTATATAGAATATTTCCTTGGGAAGACAGAGAAGGAAAAAGAAATTTAGATACATTTAGTCCCGATATAAGGGATAGTAATTTATTTAATGGACTTAATAATATATTAAGAAAAGTTGAGTTTAACTGTGGGCTTGCATATGGAACTTTAAGTGATGTTAATGATGTATCTAAGACAGCAACAGAGATAAAGACATCTAGACAAAGAAGTTATTCAACTGTTAAAGATATACAGAAATCTCTAGAAAAAGCTCTTAAAGACTTAATAGTAAGTATGAATGATTTAGCAACTTTATATAAGTTAAATAGAAGTCCTATAGATATAGATAAAGATGTTAGTTTTGATTGGGATGATTCACTTGTACTTGATAAAGATAGTGAATTAGAATCAATGAGAAATGATGTTGCAGCTGGTATATTAAGACCTGAGATATATTTAGCTAAGAAATATGGAGTATCTGAAGATGAAGCATTAAAAATGATGCCTGATGTTGAAGATAGCATAAAAACAAAATCTCCTTTTGATAATCTAGAGGAATAGTATGGCATTAACTCCAGAAGAATTAAAATCTATACCTGAAAGTTTTATTAATTTATATCAGGAGTTAGAAGACTTTATAATCTCCGATATATCCAGAAGGATTGCTAAGGTTGGTAATTTAACAGATAGTGCTAAACTAGAGACTATAAGAGCAAATGAGATAGGTATATCGCTTAATCTTATAAAAGAAAAGATTAAAGAAATATCAGATATGACTGAAGAAAAGGTAAATGAAATATTTAATGATATTAGTGTATATTCTATTGCAAAAGAAAATGAATTATATAGTGCTGCTGGATTAAATACTGTTAAAGTAACTGAAAATGTAGCATTGGCCAATATAATAGAATCTGCTATAAAACAAACTTCAGGAGATCTATATAACTTAACTCAATCTATGGGATTTGCACAGAAAGTTAATGGAAAAGTAGTATATAAACCTATAGCTAAATACTATCATGATGCAATGGATTTAGCTGTTATGCAAATTAAATCAGGATCAACAAATTATAATACAGCTATTAAACAAGCTGTAAATAGATTATGTGAAAGTGGTATAAGAAGTGTTGATTATGAAAGTGGAGTTGCAAATAGAATAGATGTTGCTGTTAGAAGAGCTATTTTAACTGGATCTAATCAAATGTCACAAAAGTTAACTTTAGAAGGAATGAAAGAGACTGGAAATGACTTTGTAGAAACTACAGCACACATTGGATCAAGGCAAAGTCATGCATTATGGCAAGGTAAAGTATTTTGTTATAGTGGAAACAGTAAAGAATATCCTCCTTTTATAGAAAGTACAGGATATGGGACAGGTCCAGGCCTTGGAGGATGGAACTGTAGACATAGTTTTCACCCTTTTATTCCAGGAATAAGTACAAGAGCCTATACAGATAAAGATTTAGAGAATATAGATCCACCACCATTTACTTATAATGGGACAGAATATACTTATTATGAAGCAAGTCAGCATCAAAGACTTATTGAAAGAAATATAAGAAAAACTAAAACTCAATTAATAGGATATAAGGCTTCGGGACTTACGGAGGAATTTACTAATACTAGTATTAAACTTAAACAACAAGAGAAGTATTATAGAGAATTTAGTAAGGCTGCTAATATACCTATAGAAAAGGATAGACTTCAAGTATATAAATTCAATAAAAGTATATCTCAAAAGGCTGTTTGGGCTAAGAAAAAATATGATCAACAAGAATTTAATAAATTTAAAGATGGATTAGGATCTTTAGCACCAAAAACATTAGAAGAATTTAAGGATATAATGTATAATAAGCATACAGAGTTTAACTCTCTTAAGGAGAAACTAGAACTTGTTAGTTCATATAAAATAGATTATGGATATATATCACCAGAAAAAATTTATGAGTTAGATAAAAAGGCTTTTACAGCTAAGAAAACAAGATTTGACTATAGTAATTTTACCGGTAAAAATAGAAAGAACATTAAAAAATTAAGTTCTGGTGGAAATTTTGCTATTATGGAATTTGAAAATAAACAATATTTTGCACATAGTTCAGTAAATGATACTCTAGATATAGAGTACGACTCTATAAAAGGTAATAAAGATGATTTTATTTTACATATGGAAAATAGAGCATTTAAAACATTAGTTATAAATGAAATTCCTAGAGAGTATTGTACTGAAGCAAAAATGTTTGAATACATTAACTCTAAGGTGTCAAAAGATTTTGATGGTGAGATAACAATATTATCCGAACTTGATATGTGCGAAAGTTGTAGGGGTGTATTAAAACAATTTAAAGAAAAATATCCTAATACAAAAGTAAACATTATTTCAGGAAAAGAAGGTTTTAACTGGAGAAAAAGGAAGTGATTTAATTGGGTTATATACAATTAGAAGATTCATATGAAGACATAAAAGGGGCAACCCTAGATACATTAAATAGGAATAAAGATAGATATAATTTACCTATAAATCAAGCTGTTGCTTATTTTATGCATGAATCAGAAGGAATATTTGAAGAAAATGAATTTGAAAAAACTGTGACATTAATTCCAGTAGGAATATTTTTAACAGAAAATAAGTACAAACATAAGATATTAAAAGATGTTGAAAATGCGATTAAAGACATAGAAAGTAATAAATACGATAATTTATTTTTAAACACAGAAGATAAAAATCAGATAGAGAAAGACATTCAACTTATAAAAGATAATATAAAAGCACTTACTAATTAAAAAATAGTAGGTGCTTTTATTATGCAAAAAATTAATTAAGAAAGGAATGACTATAGATGGCAAAGTTAAGTGAAATATTAGGAGATAACTATAATACGTTACCTGAGGATATAAAGAGTAAATATAAGGATATAGATTTAGTTGATAGTTCTAAATATGTTGAAAAGACTAAATTTGATGAAGTTAAACAAGCTAAAAAACAACTTGAAACAGATGTTAAAGATAGAGATACACAATTAGAAACTTTAAAGAAATCAGCTGGAGATAATGATACTTTAAAGCAGCAAATTGAGCAATTGCAAAATGATAATAAAAAGAAAGATGAAGAATATCAAGCAGAGCTTAAAGATTTAAAATTAACTAATGCTATTAAGTTAGCTATAACTGATTCAGCACAAGATATTGATTTAGTGACTGGATTAATAGATAAATCTAAGCTTATTTTGTCTGAAGATGGAAAGGTTACAGGCTTAGATGAACAAGTAACTGGATTGAAAGAATCAAAAAGTTTCTTATTTAAATCAGAAGAATTCAATCAAAATACTAATATTCAATTTTCAAAGAGTACCAATTTAGGTAATAATGGAGCAACTACAAAGTCTCTAAGTGAGTTAATGCAAGCTAAAAATGCTAATCCAAATATGGAAGTTAGCTTTAAATAAATATAAATAAAAAATAATAAAAGAAAGAAGGAATGACAATGCCAAGTTTTGATGAAAAAATATTTAATGGTGAGGTATTTGGACAATACATGAATACAGTACCTAACTTAAATAGAAATGAACTTATAAAGAGTAAAGCTATAAGACAAAGACAAGATATAGCTAATTTATTTAGTGCACAAGTAGGTGGAAACTATGCAACTATACCTATAACTGGAAGAATAGGAGGAAAAGCACAAAATTATGATGGTAAAACATCAGCTGAAGCACAAAAGTTAAAAACTTTTAGTCACAGTAGAGTTGTAGTAGGAAGACAGGCTGCTTGGGTAGAAACTGACTTTAGTTATGATATAACTGGAGGTAAAGATTTTATGGAGCAAGTAGGAGATCAAGTTGCTGAATACTGGGATGATGTAGATCAAGCTACATTATTATCAATATTAAAAGGTATCTTTAGTATGACAGGTAAGGAAAACTTAAAGTTTGTAAATGAACATACTTATGATATAACAGCATCTAAAAATAAAGAAGAGCAAGTATTTACTGCAACTACTTTAAATACAGCAATCCAAAAGGCTTTAGGAGACAATAAAGCTAAGTTCTCTATATCAATAATGCATTCAGCCGTATCAACTAATTTAGAGAATTTAAAATTAATATCATATATGAAGTATACTGATGGACAAGGTATAGAAAGAGATTTAACCTTAGGTACTTTAAATGGTAGAGTTGTTCTTATAGACGATAATATGCCAGTAGAACATGTAGAAGCGAAGGGAACTGAAGGACAGTCAGACTATGTACCAGCTTATAATAAGTATACTACTTATGTATTAGGTGATGGTGCATTTGAATTTACAGACTGTGGAGCTAAAGTACCTAATGAAATGGCAAGAGATCCTAAAACAAATGGTGGAGAGACTACACTTTACAGTAGACAAAGAAAAGTATTAGCTCCTTTTGGAATATCATTCACTAAAGCATCTATGGCTAGTTTATCTCCAACAGATGAAGAGTTAGAAATGGGAACAAACTGGGAATTATGTAATAATCAAGGAAAGACAAAGGAATATATAGATCATAGATTAGTTCCTATAGCTAGAGTAATAACTAGAGGATAGGGTTATGGATAAATATGTAGATTATAAGTTTTATAGTGAAGTCTTTGGAGGAAAATTATCTTCCAAGGACTTTTCTTTATATGAATTTAAAGCTAGAAAATTTATAGATACTATAACCTTTAATAAAATCAATGAAAATAACTTAAATGATGATATAAAAATGGCTATATGTATATCTCTAGATAAATTAAAAAAATATGATGATGAAATAAGCTTTAAATCAAGTGAAAGTGTAGGTAAACATAGTGTTTCTTACTCTGAAGAATTGGTAAAGAATTTCAAAGAAAATCTTTATAAAGAAATAAGCATATATTTACCAAATGATTTACTTTATAGAGGTGTGTAAATATGGCTAATATGACTTTATTTAATAGTATATATAATCCGGAAACGGAGCGTACAGAGTATATACGAACTTATTTATACGATATAGACTGGCAAGGGGAGCAAGCTGTTACAGTAGGTGATAAAGGTTTATTAAGCGTTGATAAAATAACTTGTTTCATACCATTTACAGTTAATACAGAAGATAAAAAATATATCTCTCCTGGAGAATTTAATAAATTGGATATTAAAGAAGCTAATAAATTTTACACATTAAAAAAAGGTGATTTTATAGTAAAAGATATAGTTGATTTTAAACTTTCTTCATATGAAAGCGGTAAGCAATTTAAAGATTTAGAACGTCTTTATACAGTTGGAACTATAGTAAGTGTAATAAAAAATGATTTTGGAAGTGAATATTTACAACATTGGGAAGTAGGTGCTAAGTAATGCCACTTAATGTTACTTTTAAGATGGATGGAATAGAAAAGATTTTAGCTAAACGAAACCTTGAGGAAAGAGGAAAGGCCCAGGGGTTTTTAACTAATGAAGTAGCTAGAATGGCTAACCCTTATGTACCATTTAAAACAGGGGCATTAAAAGATATACAGGTAGAAATTTCAAATGGAAAAATTAAATATAAAGCTCCTTATGCTCGTAAACAGTACTACAACAACTCAGGAAATGGAAAACAAGGTACAAATAAAGGTGGTATGAGAGGTAAGCGATGGATTGAAAGAATGTGTGCAGATAAAGGTCCGGAAATTGTAAAGTCTGTTGCTTCATTTGTAGGAGGGAAAGCTAAATAAATGACTATTATAGAGAGCATAAGAAAATTTATAAAAAAATGCCCTTTTTTAGAAGAGTTTAATGGAGCTGTAAGAATAGGAGTTGACTATTTAGATTCAGAAGCAACTACATATTCTATAGAAAAAGTTCCGTGTAACCCTATTATAAAAAAGTATGTTGATGGATCTAGTAAAAGACAAGAACAATTTATATTTGCAAGTAGGGAAAGTTATGGCGAAGATATATTTAATAACCTAGAGAATATAAATTTTTATGAAAAATTTGCAGAGTGGATTGAACAAAACAACAATGAAGGAAATTTACCTATTTTAGATAATAAAGAGGCTTTATCAATAGAATTAACAAGCAATGGATATGCCTTTCAAACAGATATTGACAAAGCTCAATATCAAATACAAATGAAATTAATTTATATGGAAAGGAAGTAGATAAAATGGCTGTAAGAAAAAGAAAAATAGTAGCTGACTATTTAAAGGTCGGTAAGGAGTTTGTTTTCATGGGTACAGGATTTACGGAACTTAATGAAAGTCCAAGTGCTAAAACAAAAAGCAAACAATATATAAATGAACAATCAGCAACAACAAGTATAACAGGATATGAAACTGAATTTGGGTTTGAAACAGACCAGATAAGAGATGAAAAAGCTATAGATTTTATATGTGATATTGGAGAGCTTCAAAAAACTGGAGCAGATGCTGAAACAGAATATATAAAAGTAGATTTAGATAAGCCTGCAAAAACCGAGAATGGATTTAGAGCTAGAAAGTTTAAAATAGCTGTATCTATAGACGATTTTGAAGCTAAAGACAATGAAATGAGTGCTAAAGGGAAATTACTAGGTATGGGAGATTTAGTAGTAGGAACTTTTGACACATCTACTAAGACTTTTACAGAAGGTTTTGAAGCTAAAACAGAATAATTAAAGGGGTGTAAGTAATGATAAAGATTTTAGGCGAAGAATTTGAATTAGATACAATGGATTTAGATGTATCTGAAACTATAGAAAAGGAAATGAAAAAAGTTCCTGAAAAACTTAACAAATTAAGCAATAATGTAACTAGGATAGAGGCTATAAGAGAAACTGTAATTATAGTTTCGGAATGTATGGATAATATTTTAGGTAAAAGTGCAAGTGAAAGAATATTTAAGGGTAAAAGAAATCTTAAATTAGCTATGAAAGCATTTGAGGAGTTAGCCATAGGTATAAGTAAAGAAGATGAAAATGTTGAAAAAGAATTTCAACAATCTATAAATAAATATTCTTCAAATAGAGTTGCTAAAAGACATCAAAATCATCAAAATAAGAAAATTTATAATAAAAAGTATAATAAAAAATAATGAATATACTTATTGATTTACTACCTACAAAAGTAGAAATAGGAAAGAAGATGTACAAAATTAATTCAGATTTTCGTACATCTATTTTATTTGAATTGTTGATGTATGATGATTCTATTTCTGATGAATTTAAATGTATTCAGGCTTTAGAGTTATATTATCCTTCAATTCCACCAGAAAGATACTTTGAAGACGCTATACATAAAATATTATGGTTTTATAGTTGCGGCAAAGAAACTGAGAATAAAGATGGAAATATTGAAAATATCCATTCTAAGGTAGAGAGAGTATACTCTTATGAATATGATGATAGTTATATCTATAGTGCTTTTTTAAGCCAGTATAATATAGATTTACAAGATATAGACAATTTACATTGGTGGAAATTTAAAGCAATGTTTGAATCTTTAAAAGAAGATAATAAGATTTGTGAAATAATGAAATATAGAGCATCTGATTTATCTAAAATAAAGGATAAAGAAGAAAAAGCATTTTATAAAAAGATGAAACAAATATATAAACTTCCTGAGTATATAGATAAAGAGCAAAAAGAAAAAGAAGATGAAATTGCTAAAATATTAATGGGGGATGGAGTATTAGATCTTGATGTACTTACTTAAGAAATAGTAGGTACTTTTTTATACCCAAATTCAAATGAAAGGAGGGTGATATATGTCAGATGGAACTATTGTAATTGATACCAGGATAGATAGTTCTGGAGCAAGAAGAGGAACTAGAGAACTATATCAAGAAGCTAATAGATTAGCTAATGAATATAAAAGAGCTGGAATGAGTTCTTCTCAAGCTTGGAAAAGAGCTTGGAGTGAAATAGAAGGTAGTAGTAGACGAGGAACAAATGAAGTAAGAGGAAATATAAATTCTATATCATCTATTGCAAAAAAATGTGCAACTGCTCTAGGTGGCTTATTTATATTAGACAAAGTTAAAGATTATGCTACTGAAGTTGTTAAAACTGGAATTAGTTATAATGCTATGTCAGAACAAGCACAAGTTGCATGGGCTACTATTTTAGGAAGTCAATCAAAAGCATCTCAGATGATGAAAGATATTGAAAAATATGCGGCTGAAACTCCTTTTAGTAAAATGGGAGTTGATGCAATGGCCAAACAATTAACCAATGCTGGATTTCATGGGAAAGCATTATTTGACCAATTAACTAAGTTTGGTAATATGGGTTCAGCTTTTGGTATACAGGAAGATAGCTTAAAAGAAATGGTTAGACAGTATTCTCAAGTTCAACAAGCACAAGTTGCATATACTGAAGATTTAAATATACTTCAAGATAGAGGTATTCCAATATTTAAGGCATTAGGTGAAGTTATGGGAGTTCCTGTTTCACAGGTTAAAAAACTAGCCAGTGAGGGTAAAGTTACATCTGAAGTTTATAATAAAGCAATAGATAGTATTGCAAGTCATACAACTGGAGCTATGGAGAATCAATCAAAAACTTTTTCAGGTATGATGTCAACATTAGAGGATAACTTGACAATGTTAGCTGGAGCATTAGCTAAGCCTATATTTGATAAAATGAAAGATAATTTACAAGGATTAATGCCTAAACTAGAAGAGTTTACTACATTAGTTGGTAAAGAAGGTATAGGAAATGCAATAAGCACTATGTTCCCACAGTTAAAACCTTTAGTAGATTTTTTTACAAGTATAGCTAATGTATTAACTACTGTTGTTATACCAGCTCTTTTAAATTTTGGGGGATGGATAGCATCTAACATTGGACCTATTTCATTTTTAACAACAACCATAGGTGGAGCTGTGTTAGCATTTAAAGGTTTTATGATTGTAAAAGGCATTGTTTCTGCATTTCAAGAAGCTCAATTAGCAATATCTTTATTTTCAATGAATGCTGAAGGAGCTACTATAGCACAAGGAGCATTTAATGGAATGTTGACTCTAGGAGAAACAGTTGTTGCTTTACTTACTGGAAAAGTTACTTTAGCTGCTTTAGCACAAGAGGCTTGGAATGCTGTAATGGCAATGAACCCTATAGGTTTATTAGTTATGGCCATAGGAGCTTTAGTAGCAGCTTTTATTTATTTTTGGAATACATCTGAAAGCTTTAGAAACTTTTGGATTGGATTATGGGATGCTGTAAAGAATGCTTGTATTACAGCCTGGAATTCAATATGTACATTTTTTACTGATACAATACCAAATGCATTTAATAGCATAATTAATTTTTTTAAATCTGATTGGAAAGAAATATTATTATTTATAGTTAATCCATTTGCTGGGGCTTTTATGTTAGCTTATAAGCACTGTGATGGTTTTAGAAATTTTATAAATAACTTAGTAAATAATATAAAGATGTTTTTTGTAAATGGTTTTAATAATATGAAAACATCTGTAGTGAATTTTACCAGCAATGCATTAAAAACTATACAGACATGGGGAACTAATATAAAAATGTTTTTTGTAAATGGTTTTAATAGAATGAAAACAGGTATAGTTAACTTTGCTAATAGTGCATTAAATACTATTCAAACATGGGGAACTAATGTATGGAATTTCTTTGTAGTAACAATTCCTTCATGGATTAATAATATTTTTAATTGGTTTAATGAGTTACCATATAAAATAGGTTTTGCTTTAGGGTTTGTTGTAACTAAGATTGTTATGTGGGGCGTGGGAATTTGGAATTATCTAGTGACTAATGTACCGATTTGGATTAACAATGTAGGAATATGGTTCTCAGAACTTCCAGGTAAAATATGGACTTGGTTATGTGATACAATCACTAAAATAGCTCTATGGGGATCTCAAATGTGGAATAATGCTGTAACTATAACTAGTCAGTTTATTTCAAGTTGCATAACTTATATATGTCAATTACCAGGTAAAATATGGACTTGGCTATGTGATGTAATTAATAAGGTAGCAGTTTGGGGATCTCAAATGTGGAATAGGGCTATAACTATAGCTAGTGAATTTGTGTCAAGTTGTATAAACTATATATGTCAATTACCAGGTAAAATATGGAATTGGTTATGTATAACAATAAATAAAGTTTCTGCTTGGGGGTCTCAAATGTGGAATAGGGCTATAACTATAGCTAGTGAATTTGTGTCAAGTTGTATAAACTATATATGTCAGCTACCGGGTAAAATATGGACTTGGCTTTGCAATGCTATATCTAAAGTAGCAGCTTGGGGAAGTAACCTATGGAATACTGGAAAAAATGCAGCTTTAAGATTAGTACATGCTGTTGTTGATACTATTAAATCTATACCTGGAAAGATGATTTCTATTGGTAGAAACATAGTTCATGGTGTATGGAATGGGATAACAGGAGCAGCAGGATGGTTTAAAAGTAAAATTCATGATTTTTTTGGTGGAATAGTTGATGGTGCAAAATCAGCATTAGGAATCCATTCTCCAGCTAGAAAAATGATTCCTATAGGTAAATATACTGTAGAGGGTACTGAAGTTGGTATGTCTAAACAATTCCCAAAGATGCAAGACAAGTTTAAAGGTAAAGTACATGGACTTGTTTCTGACATGAAAGCTAAAGTACAATATGAATCTATTTCTTTAGGAAGTTCCATTTTATCAAAGAGTAATTTTGATATTATAGAAAAAAATAATGATAAAAATAATCAATCAGATGTTTCAGGAGTTATTTCATCTTTAAATAAAACTTTAAAATCTCTTGATCCAAAGATTTACTTAGATAGTAATGAACTTCTTTACTCTAAAGCCGAATTAATAAAAAATTCTTTAGATAGCAATGAACAAAGGAATCCTAAATTTGCATATTAAGGATTCCTTTTTAGATTATGGAGGTGATACTTATTAAAGCATATATTCAAATAGATGGTATAAACTCTTTCTATAGTTTAGGATTGCATATGTATTTAATTGATATAGAAAGTATAAATGAAGATGTAGAGCATACTCCAGTAGAAGGTAGAAGTGGGACTCTAACAGAAAGAAAAGGTACTTATCCAGATAGAAAGTTACATTTTGGATTTGACTTAAAACGTAGATCAAAGGAATCTCTTGAAAGCTTTTATAGTAGAATATTTGATGTTGAAGAATGGATTGATAATTCTATAGGTAAAGAACTCATTTGTTTTACAAACTGTAACTTTAAATATTTAATAAAAAGTGTTTCTAAAAAAACAGAGCCTACAATGCATATGTGTTCAATAGAAATAGAATTTATATGTGATCCGTTTAGATATTTAGCAAATGAAACCACTATAGTTTTAAATTCAGGAGCTAATATATTCTACTTAGGAACAGTACCAGGAGAATGCAATATAAAAATATATGGTCAAGGTAATGTACAACTTACTATAAACTCAAATACTATTATAATCAATAATATTAATGATTATGTGGAGTTAGATAGTAAGCTTTTAGAATGCACAGATAAAGATAGATTAAGTAAAAATAGAGATATGATAGGACATTTCCTTGTATTAACAAGAGGTAATAATAAAATTAGTTGGGTAGGTAATGTATCTAAAATTGAGATACTACCAAGGACAGCATTTAAATAGGAGTATATATATTATGAGTAATAGAAAAATAGTAAAAGTATGTATCTTTAATCAAAATGCAAATCCAGATGAAGTTGTTTATTCAAATGGGGATAAGATACTTGATAATATAATAATAGAGGCTAAAACAGATGAACATCTTTTAACTGGTGAGTATTATTTAGATTTAGTTTCTATGATAGATAAAGAAGGACTTCATGAATCTTTAATTGAGGAGGCTATTATCAAGGTCCAGTTAGACTATGGAAATGAATATTTTAGAATAGCTAAAGTAAATAGAAGTAGTAGAGATGTAAAAGTATTTGCTAGACAAATTACAATATCTGAAATGCTTGATATGTGGATTGAGGATACTAGACCAACAGATACTAGTGGGCAAGATGCATTATCGATATTAAGACAAAAATCAATAGGTAAAAAAGATATACAACTCTTTTCAGATATAGAAAAAATTAACACAGCTTATTATATGAAAATGAATGTATATCAAGCTATATATGATTGTGATCAATCTTTTATAAATAGATGGGGTGGAGAAACCTTAAGAAGAGGGTACACTGTTTCTATAAACAATAGAATAGGAGCAGATAGAGGTGTTCAAATACGTTCTAGAAAAAATCTAACTGGATTTGAAGCTAAAACAGATATAGATAATGTATGTACTAGAATTAAGCCAACTGGATTTGATGGTATAACTATAGATGGATATATAGATAGTCCTCTTATAAAGAAATATAGTGCGGTTAAGACAAAAGAAATTAAATATGAATCTGTAAAGGTAAGAGATGAAAAAAATCCTGATGAAGGATTTAACACACTTAAAGAGGCTCAAGAAGAACTTAAGAGATTAGCAAAATTAGAATTTACACAAAAGCATATAGATGAATTAAGAGCATCATATAAAATTAATTTTGTACAACTTGAATACACAGAAGAATATAAAAACTATGTTCAAGCTGAAAGAGTCTATTTAGGCGATACAGTTAATGTATATGAAGAAAAACATAAAGTACATGTTAATGTTAGATGTATTAGAAAGAAATATGATGTTTTAAGACAGAGAACTGTAGAAATTGAGTTATCAAATACAGATATAAGTCAAAAGTCTATAACTACTTCGGATATATTAGCAGAGTTAAACTCTATAATAAAAGATACTAAAAATAATAAGGTACAAGATATTATCCAAAGTATGATAAACTCAGGAATTAAAGACAGTTATGTGATTCCTAGACAAAATGAAATTATAGTAGCTGATAATAAGGATTTAAATTTAGCTCAAAATGTTGTAAAACTTAATAAAAATGGACTTGCATTTAGTCAAACTGGATATTACGGAAAATATAGTTATGGATTTACAATAAATGGAGTTATAAACGCTAGTTTAATAGCAACTGGTATACTTAGTACAATAATGATTCAAAATAGGGATGGAAGCTTACAAATTGATTTATCTGGTACAAATGGAGTTAAGTTTTTAAAAAATGGAATTAAAGCTGTTGAACTAGCTGGCAATATAATGAAATTTTTTGATTGGGATGGAGTAGGTAAACATATAGGAGAAATTTTTTCCGCAAGAATAAAGGGTACTGAAATTCCAGGATTAATTTTATCGAATTCAACAGATGGTTATTCTGGAATAGCTTATGAATCTAAAGATACTTTTGATTCATACCCTTTTTATATAAAATTCGATAAATATAATTTAACAGGAAATGCTCCCTATCCTATTATGATTTGCGAAAAAATGTGTATGGATCGATATGCTTTAATTTTAGATAGAGATGAATTAAATAAAATTTATACATCTGATGGAAATGATTTTGTAAACAAAGCAACTAATTACTGGGGAGTTGTTGGTAGTAATCTTAAATGGAAAATGAAATTAGGAAATGGAAGTCTTTCTCTATATGATTTTAATACTGATGCCACCTATTTTAATTCCAGTCATGATGAAACTTATTTTGCTGGGCGTGATTATAAATATGCATCTTTTAAAAGTGGTTATTGTAAATTATGGAGTGGATCTCAAATATATGCATCATTTTCTTCAGAAAATGGATTTAGTTTTTGGAAAAATGGTAATGATGCATTATTTACTTCAACAACTAATAATCTAGTTTCTAAATTGAAGTTTTATGCAGATAATGGAATGCATGTTAATGGAGATTTTACTGTAGCTGGCAATAAAAACTGTGTTCAAAAAACTAAACATTATGGAGAAAGATTATTCTATAGTGTAGAGGATTGCGAAAGTTATTTAACAGATAGAAGTATGCATTTATTAACTGTAGAAGAAGTTAAACATGATGATAAAGTTACATATGAAAGAGTAGTTATATTAGATAATATATTTAAAGATAGTGTTAATCTTGACTTAGATTATACAGTTGAAATAATAAAGCAAGGTTGGGGAGATTACAGAATAAAAGAACAAACAAAAGATTATTTTATAGTTGAATCAGATAGAAAAGATTTTACTTTTAAATATGTTGTAACAGCTAAAAGACAAGGATTTGAAGAAGAAAGAAATAAAGAAGTATTTATAGATGCTTTAAAAGAAAATGATTTAAATAATAATATTATTGAAAATAAAGAGTATTGGAGATTATATACAGAAGAAGGTGATAGTATTGGCAATAAATAACTTGTATTTTAAGTTAGATATAGAAAGGGAAGATCATATACCAAAGTTTAGATTAAAGCAGTATGACACTGCTATTTTTTATGCATCTTTATATAAAAATGGACTTCCTTATCATTTTGAAAATGAACAAATTAAAATGTTTGTAAAAAAACCAGATGGAACTATAGTATATCAAGAAGATAATATAAGTATTCAAGATGATCAAGTTAAAATAAATGTAAAAAATCAAGCATTAACAAGTGCTGGATTAACTTATGCTGAATTAGAATTAAAATCATCTACTGGACAAGTAACAACAGCTACATTTTTATTTGAAGTAATAGAAAAAGTAGGCTCTGATGAGGCTATAGAATCTATTACAGATATATGTACTTTAGAAAAGCTTGATAGGTATGTTGGCCAAGCTAAAAAAGAACTAGATAAGTTTAAACAAGACCTTTCTAAATTAGATGATTTAGTAGCAAATAAAGATAAATTAGAAGGACAAAATACAGAAGCTAAAGTTAATATAAAAGGGCTTGAAAGAGTTTTAGAGCAAGCTAATAATATAGTTTCTAACGGTGGCAAAAAGGTAACTGGAAATAATGTTATATCAGAAAGTTCAAATGGATATATACAAAATTTAAAGTTAACTGGTAAAACATTAGTTAATATAATACCTTTAAATCCTTCTAAATGGGTCTTAGGTGGTAGTGGAGAAAACTTAGGTAAAAATGCTTATTATTCAATTTATTTAAGTGATTTACCTATAAAACCTAATACAACTTATACTTACAAGTTATTTGGTTTACCTGAAAAATGTAATTCTCATTGGTTTCATTTAACAGCTCCAAAAATAACTAAAAGTACACAAGGAACTTTTACATCTTTATCTGAGATAGGAAATTCGTTTCTTCATCTATATCCTAATGGAGATCAAAAGTTTACTCTGGATGATATTAAAAACGTAAAGGTTGTTTTAGTTGAAGGAAATGAAAAAATAGATGGTTATTTTGAAGGTATTAAATCAGTTGGAGATGGAGTAGATAATATAGTAATAAAGAGCTATAATTTAAATTTATTTGATGAAAAATTATTAAGTTCTAAACTTGAAGCTGATGGATATTATCATTTCAAAACAACGGGTAATAATAAATGTGACTTATTTATGGGGTTTGTTGATGAAAACTACAAACAAATAACCGACATGACTCCTAATTCAGTTTTAGACCTATCTAAATTTTACTTAAGCAATTGGAGATTTTTGATAGGTCTAAATGGTGATGTTAAAGACGATAAAGTTTTAATTCCTGTTGAACAAATAGGCTTTTTAAATACTAAATTCTTTAAAGGGTGTGAATTTATAAAGGTTGATAATAACCATATTAAAGTTAAAAATATAGAACTTAGTTTGAATAAAGCAACTCCTAGTTATATTCCTCATGAAGAAAGTAAAAGAAATCTTTTATATTATGATTCTAAAGATAAGGTATGGAAAAAACCTGTTTTAAGGGGAATACATGAAGGTGTAAAAGATATAATCGAAAAACATTCAAATGGTAAAATTTATTATCGTAAGAAATGTATGGAGTTTACTATAAATGGAAGTGAAAACTGGGTATTTGATGGCGATGTAGGCAATACAATTAGATGTTATCTAAGAAATTCAAATATAAGACCTGGGTTAGTTGCTTCAGAGAGATTAAATTCTATACAAAACTATGTACTTGATAAAGAGCATATATATTCATCGGATAAATTATTATGGATATTTCTAAATAAATCTAAAGCTACAGATTTAAATACATTTAAAAATTATTTTAAAGGAACGCCAACTACTGTAGTTTATCCAATGATTAAAGAAGAAGTTTATGAATGCTTAGATATATCAACTATGTCTTTTAATCCTCAAACTTTATTATCAATAAATAGTGGAGTAATAGATCCTGGAATAGAATATTATATACCTTCTTCTTTTGTATCTTCAGATAACTCAATAACTGAAAAACTTGAAAATGTTGATAATAGTTTACTAAAGCTTATGTTTGGTTTTTTAGGACATAAGCATGATTCTAGATATGAAAGAATAGATTTAGGAACTGTTAAAGATTTTAACACAGCTCTTACACCAGGTAAATATTGGGTAGCTGCAGATGATAAAATTCCTAATGGCCCTTATGGTGGAGGGATATGGGGTTATTTAGAAGTATCATCTACAAGCGAAACAGAAACTGCACAAATATTTACTAGCAGTATTAATGGCTCAAAATTTTTTAGACTATTAAACTTTCAAGGAAACTGGACTAATTGGATAAAAACTCCTGTAGTAACTGATTTCGTGACAGGAAATGTAGAGGGCAAACACTATGCAATATTTCCAAACGGATTAATGATACAATGGGGTAATTTAATATTGAATTTCCCAGGAGGTTGTAATCATACTAAAGGCTATGTTTATTTTCCAAAAACCTTCACAAGTGACTTTATATTTACTGGCTCTCTAGCTAGAAATAATTGGGCTGGATATTCTGAGACTATAGCAGTCCTTGCTGAGGATAATTCTAGTCGTGGTTTTGTTGAAGCTAGATGTATTGATAGTTCTGTACATCCGACTAGCGATAAAACCGTAACTATTAACTGGATTGCGATAGGGAGGTATTAAAATGAAAATGTATATATCATTTGATAAAGACACACTTAAAATTAAAGGGTACTATGATGATTTAAGTTCAAATATACCTAGTCCTTATATTTTTATTAATGAAGAACTATATAAATATTTACAAGGATTAACAAGTGATTTTAAACTAAAAGAAAACTTCATGTTAAAAGAGATTTATACAATTGAAGATAAAGATATATTTGAAATAATTCCTTTTGAGTATGAAAAGGCAAAAACAACTAGAACTGATTTATTAGAAAAACAAAATGCTTTTCTAGTAAAAGAAAGTTTAGAAAAAGATATACAAATTAAAAAATTAAACATAAGTTTAGCACAAGCTACTTTAAATTTGGTAAAAAAAGATATACAAATTAAAGCCATAGAAAAAGAAGTTGCTGATTTAGTATTAAAAGTGGGAGGTAAATAAAATGGATATTTGGTATTTTGAAACAGCAAAAACCTATTTTGAATCAAAAATATATACAGTAGATGATATTAGGTTATTTGTTGAAGCTGAAAGAATAACGAAGGAACAATTTAAGGAAATAACTGGCGAAGATTATGACAAGCCTACTAGTAATTTACCGATAAAGATAACTGAAGACAATAAATAATGAAGGACTATAAAAGATAGTTCTATTTTTATGCAATTTTTAGGAGGATGTATGAATGATGAAGTAAAGGATCATATGATTGAAACACATGAAAAACGGATAAATAATCATTCTGAAAGATTAGATAAATTAGAGCAGAGTGATGCGAAAAGGGATATACAGATAGATAATTTATGTAAGAGTATAGAAGGACTTGTAAACACATTAAAATGGGGTCTAGGGTTTATTTTTAGTGGGGGGGTAGGATTCCTTTTCTATGCTATACAAAATCATTTATTTAAATAAAAGGAGATAAGTTAAATGGAAACAATAATTAAATTTGTACCTGAGCAGTTGCTAATATTAGTAGCTGCTCTTTATGTTGTAGGAATGTTTTTGAAGAAAACCCCAAAAGTAAAAGATTGGAGTATACCGTGGATTTTACTAGTTTTAGGTATTGGTTTTAGTATATCTATAATGGGATTGAATTCTACAAGTATTTTACAAGGTATAATTTGTAGCTTTGGGGCAATAGCAACAAACCAGATTGTAAAACAAACAATTAATAAATGATAAAATTTTCATTAATCAAAAATAGTGTATACTAGATTCTATTATCAAAAATAAGATATTTAAATAGCTATTTATATATACAAAATAAATATTAGGAGGAATTAATTATGAAAAAAAATATGACAGATCCAGGACATGGAGGATATGATTCAGGGGCACCAGGAGTTCATGGATGTTTAGAGAAAGATATAGTTTTAGATGTGGCTAATAGGGTAGATGAATATTTAAAAAATCAAAATATAGAAAATATAAATACTAGAACTACAGATGTGTTTGTTACTTTAGATGATAGAACTAGTGAAGCTAATAAATTAGGGGTAGATTCATTCGTATCAATACACTGTAATAGTTTTGACAATCCTAATGCACAAGGATTAGAAACTTATTGCTATAAGTTCCAATATAGAGATTTAGCTGATATTGTGCACTCTGAATTAATAAAAGCAGGGCTTTACACTAAAGATAGAGGCGTAAAAGAAGGAAATTTACATGTAGTAAGAGAATCTAACATGCCTGCTTGTTTAGTGGAATTAGGATTTATAACTAATGAAGAGGATTATAGTTTAATAATGAATAATAAAGATGGATTTGCTAAAGCAATAGCTAAAGGAATATGTAAGTTTAATGGGGTTACTTGGAAGGAAACTGAAACTTCAAATGAAGGATTCCCGAATGGGGACTACTCTGGAAGAAAAGCTAGAGTAATTGCTGATGTCTTGAATGTAAGATGGGATAGAGGAACCCAATATGACGTTATAGGACAAGTTAAAAATGGAGATATAGTTAATTTACAATATTGCTTAAATAGTTGGATAAGTATAGAAGGATTTAAAGGCAATAAAGGGCTTGGATATGTAAGTTCTAAATTCTTAGAATTAATATAATATAACTATAGTGTTGAATATAGCGTATATGTAGAGGGTAGATGGCTTCCTTGGGTTATAGATTTAAATGACTATGCAGGTATATATGGTAAAGCTATAGAAGCAATACAAGTACAAGTTATAAGAAAATAAATAGATAAAAAAGAGTACCAAATAAAAAAACTTATTTGGTACTCTTTTTTAATCATTAAACCTAACTCCGACATTATGTTCTAGTGATTCATTTGTTCCTATTCCTTCATTTGTTTCATTATTTAAATTGTTTTCTTGAGAATTGTGAGGATTTTCGTTTACTAAATTATTTTTTGTAGGCTCAGATTCATAAACTTCATTTTTACTATCCGATTGATTTATATCTTTTTCTATATTTTTACTTTCTATAACTTTATGTTTTACTTCAGCTTGTGGTGTTTCTACAGGTTTTTTATTTTTAGAAGTTTCTGTTTTGATTTCTTCAGAATTTGTATTTCTACTATTTGTTGTTGTCTTTTCAACAACATTTTCATCTTTTTCTATATTTTTAGAGTTGGACTTATTATCTTTTTTATTATTTTTTATTGACTTTTCAACAACATCTTTATCTTTTTCTATTTTTTTAGAATCGTCTTTATTATCTTCTTTTTTATTCTTTTCTTCTTTTATTACTTTTTCCTGTTTAGTTTTTTCATTTTTATGTACATCTGTATTTGATGTATTCATATTACTTATAAAAAATCCAGAACCTAAAATGACAATACTACTTAATATACCTATTAACCCTTTTTTCATAATATCCCTCCTATATAATTCTATATTTATAATAACATAATTTTAGTTTACAAAAAATACCAATAAATTAAATTGGTACAAATAAGATTTTTATAGATAATAATTATAAAATTATAATTAATTATTATTTAAACGCTAAATATGTAGTAAGCTAGTATCTTCTAGATTGTATGTATGAGATTAAATACAATTGAATTTCATTTGCTTTGTTTAGTATTTAAATTCAACGATACTATTTGTAAAAATATGGAATATAATGTATAATTTTAGTAAAAAATATATTTAAGGAGAATACTATGGGCATATTTACAAAAAAGAATAAAAATGGAGATAGATCTGTAAATTTAACATTTATAGATGGTATTCCTGGATATGTTAAAGGAACAGCTATTGCATTAAGCATAGAACGTGATACAAATTATTTAACAATTAGGCCTAGAGTACATAAACATTTACCAGAAGTAAGTATAGATATGGAGCGACTAGTTGGGGTTACGGTTGCTAGTGAGAAAGAAATTCTAGAAAAAGAAAAGGATAAAAGCGTAATTGGAAGAGCTGCCATTGGGGGAGTACTATTAGGTCCTTTAGGTGCTATTGTTGGTGGTATGTCAGGTATAGGGACTAAAACCAAGTCTAAAACTAAATCTAAAAATTACATTATTATAAACTTTAAATCTTTAGATAATGAGTTGAAAATACTTAGTTTTGAAATTGTAGGAGCTAGCTTACATTGGACCTCATTTGTTGAAGAATTAAATAGAATAATACTTCCTAAAGAAGAAGAAAAAGAAATTATTAAAGAAGATAAAATATTTCTTTAATTTAACATAGAATGTTTACACTCGATAGAATAAGTTATAAATTTATTATAGAAAACTAAACTATAATATTAGAAGATGTTTAATTAAGGATATAAAAATACTAGATTAAAATTTTGAGAGCATCTATGTCAATATTCCAAGTTAAGTTCAAAATAAAAATTTGATTTGTTTAGTTTTCTTTTTTATCTCTAATATTTATTTAAATAAAATCATATTAGAAATTAATTTTTATGTTGTATCAAATAAAAAAATGCCAACAATTTTGGCATTTTTTATTTAAATTTATTTAATACAATTATGTCAATAAATTTATACAATATATTTGAATTGTTTTTTATCCATTAAAAGTTTCTAAATCAGCTCTGCTTGTTGAAGATGTATTATCTTCTCTATTTCTAGTACATACTAAACTATCATATTTTTTTAATATAGGCTTTATGATAAAACATATAATTGCTATTATAACTATTACAGTAGATACAGCTATTAAAAATAAAGTAGAAATTCTACCATTAGAAATTAACCAAATAAAATTTTTAGATAGTTCTTTTAAAATATTGTATTTATCTAAATTATAAAAAGTAAACATAATTATAAATAATATTATTGAAAATGAATTATACCAGAAAATAATTGGATACTTAGAAATTAAACATTTTAATCTACTTTTTGAATTACAACCTAAACATTTCTCATTACTGATATCAATACAAATATTTTTAGATAGTAATTTAGATATTGTATACAGTAACATATATATTATATTAAACATGATGATTCCAACTACTAGAGCAACCATGATTAGTATATAGAAATTAGCACTTTTTATATTAGATATAACTTGACCTAGAACTTGTATTCCACCGAAAAATGCTATTATTATAGCTGAAAATATACTCAATATACCTATGAACTCATTTTGTATATTCCCAATTCTATTTTCAAATCTGCCAAATTCTTCTTTTATAGTATTAAATTCAGATTGGAAGTCTGATACTTTAACATCAAAATCTCGTTGGATTTGTCTTGATTTTCTATTTTGTTCTGCATATCTTTTTGTTTGCTCTCCTATTGAATCGAATTCATTAGCTCTAGGCACTTCCAATATAATGTGGTTAATAACCTGCATGAGTATATCATTACATTCATCAACTTCAGTAACTTTTATGCAAAATTCAGCATTTTTATAAAGCAAATCTCTTTTATCAGGATTCATATTTTTAATAAAACTAGAAATATATCCATACTTTACTTTTCCATGCAAAGAAGTAAGCTGATTATTTAAATTAGTATAATCAGCTATTTTAAATTCTTCTTTAAGTAGTATTTCAAAAACTTGGTTTACCTTGTCATTTGATACAAAAATCATATATCCCCCTAATTAGTTAATAAAATATTCTTCTAAATCGCTTATAGGAATTTCATTTTTTAGACCCTGCTTAAAATTTTTTATCCAAGGACTTTCATTATGAGTATCTTTAACTAGCTTCCAAACATTTAACTGAATTTTTTCTTTTACAACTTTTTTTATTAGATTAGCATCATCGCATTCAAATAAATTTATATCATGAGGTTGTATTCCCATTATAGGATCAGAAACAAAATGTTTATACTCATAGTATACATCTGGAATAACTGGTCCATAATCCCAAGCTTCCATATCATTATCGAATAAAGGCTCATTATATATAGCTAAGTATTCACCTTGTATGTAGTATAAAATTTTTTGCAATTGTAAATTAGTTATAGCTTTTTTTAATTCATTTTCACAATACCATAATACATATTCAGCAATATCTATAGCATCATATTTAGCAAAAAACATATTAGCACCTCCATTCAT